GTAAAGTCTTAAATGCTTTCTCAAATGGTTTAGTCAAAAATAAACTTGGTTTAATTCCTTTGTTAAATATGCTTCTCGCTAATGCAAATTTCAATGATTTACGACTTATAAACTTTCCATCTTTTCCACGTGGTGCAATTCCTTTTCGCATTATCCATTTGTCTAAGCTATTAATCATTTGTCTATTTGGGAAACCTTTTTTAAAAGAATAAGGTGCGTTCTGATTCTTTTTTAATCCGTTAACTCCTTTATCTTGAAAGTGTCCATACTCCTCCATCTCAATAGACATTTCAAAAGAGTTTGAAGTAACTTTTACGTTACCTTTTAAACTATCATATAAAGACTTAGTGCTATTCTTTTTTAGACGTGTTAAGTTAGACTTTGCTTCTTTAACTACATAGTCTGTAAATCGTTTTAACTCTTTTTCTACACCATCTTTTAACATACTGTCATATCAGGAAAAAAGTTAACGTCTAATGTCATTGTGCAACCAGCAATGTAATTTTCAAACCTTTCTTCAAATGGTTCAACTGTTGGTGTACCATCTACAATATATCCACTATCAACTAAGTTACCATGTCTTAACTGTTGGTATAATCTATTTAGAGTAAGTAATGCAGTATTGATTACATATTGTTTATTGTCGTTACCTTTAAAAGCATCTGTAACTTCTTTCTTTGATAAGTCTACAACATCCATTGCAAGTATTGAAAGATTACATCTAATTACGTTTTCACTAAATTGGAAACTGTTAACAATTACATGGCATAAAGGAAATATAGTTACCTTGTTTAAATCAATATCAAACAAACTACCCTCTGTTACCGTGTTAACAAATTCATCAGCTTCTAACTGAGTTCTAATTGCATCTATTATTTGTAAGTGTCCTTTCATTCCTTAAATATTTCTTGCCTTTGTTTTTTATAAGTTAACCATGTTAAACATTGATGTATGGAAAGTCGTGTAACTTCATCGAATCTTCTAACATCTCCCTGAGCGAGTTCATATATACTTGTATACCATCCCCACTGTTTGGCAAATTGAGTTTGTCCGCTAAAGTCTGCCTGTCCGCTTTCTTCAATTTCTTCATCTGTTGATTCAAATAAGTAGGAATAGCTCTCAATAATTGTTGCCCTAAAGTCCAAAAAAAAACCTGACTTGCTAAAACAATATCTAGTGGAGCGTATCGCATAACTTCTGCATAGTTTAAAGCACTTTTATAAGGCTCTATTTCGTATTTATCTTTAACCTCTTTAACTATTGGTCTATACATTACTGCCATTGCTTTATGAAGCGTTTGAACGTCTTGTAAGTATTTTTCTAAATCTATGTATTCGCCACTTGTTATATTCTCTAAATCGGTTATAAATCCAAATTCAACTCCTTGTATCTTGAATCTAGTTTTAAACTCATTCTTTTTCTTGAATAGTTCGTTAAAATGATTAGTTAAATTAAGAATGTCCTTTTGTTTAATTGTAACTATATCTTTTAATTGTATTCCACAAAACCTTTCGACTAATTTTTGCCCTATGTAATCTTCGTCTTCACTACCTTTTACATCATCTACAAACTGTTGATAGTGCATCAAAGGAACTTCATTAAGACTTTCGGGTATAATTAACTCTAATTTCATAATATTAAAACGTTTATTTTTATTATTTGTATTATCGAATGAATGGTAAGCTATTTTGGTTTTCATTTATCTGATAAGTAACCGCATATCTTAAAGCGTCTAGTGCGTGGTTATATTTATCTATCGGAGTTTCTGATTTCTTCTCTAACCAACAATAATTATTTAACTCTTTGATTAAGTCTATACTGCTTTCGTCTATTACTAGGTCGTAATCTTGTATCAATGCAATACCAAAACGAACTGAATCTGCTCCTTTAACTGCTGGTTCAATATTCAATCCCCTATCTTGTAACTCGTTTATCAATCTAGGTTCTGCACAATCAGCAATTATAAGTGAATCATTAGCAAATGTTTTGTTAAGTTCATACACTTGTGAAGTAGTTAAGTGTGTTTGATAAATATGTAATTTTACATAGATAATTTTGTTAGCACTATCTATTGAAGTTTCTATTAAAGTTGTCGGGTCATTACTAAATCCAAAATCTTGACCAAATATACTTGGACTAACTTCTATAAACTCGCCTACTTTCCAATTGTTAAAGATTACACCCTCAGCTTTATCTAACCAACCTCCTAAAATAGTATGCTTATACTTCTCAGGTCTTCGTTTCTGTACGTCTTTTATTTGATTTAAGAAACTTTCTGAAAGGTTTTCGATATTATCCTCATAAGTTGTATGGATAAACGTTGTATCGCCTTTTTCAATATTGCTACCAGCTTCAACTCCTTTTGCTTCAAAGAACTTCTGATATATAAAATGCTCTTTTGTTGCAGGATTTAAAACTAATATAACTCTATTTTGTTTTAGTTGACTACGAATAGATAAATCAATCTTATCAAATATATCTTCATCTGTTAACTCCTCTGCTTCATCTAGTACCCAAGTAGTAACACCTGATAAAGATTTAAGGTTAGCCGTTTGATTACCACTACTTGTTTTAATACCTCTAAATAATATCTTTGAACCAGTCTTTAAATTTATAATTTCATCCTTTGTTATATAGAAATCGTTTTGCAATCCTGCTAATTCAATCTTTTCTATAAACTCAGGAATAATAGAAACGTGAGCAGAAGTTAAAGTATATCTAGTAAATAGTATAACGTGTCCGACTTCGTAAGTTAGAAGCTCTAAAAATACTGTTATACCAAATGATTTACCACTACCACGACCACCAGTTACAACATAGTAACGTGAATCACTTGCAAATAATGGAATGTACTTTTTATTTAAACTTAACAAGTTCTTTAATATTAATATCGTTTATAGTAATATTATTATCTACTGTTTCTTTTGGTTTGCCGTAACAATATTCAATGATAATTTTTGAAGCACTTATTTTGTCGTTTGCTCTTGAACTTTCATCTACAATAATATTTGCTAAACATTGTATAGCATCTAATGAATATGGTAACATTAAGTCCCTTATCCTATTCTCTTCGTCTTTTGGTTTACGACCTGCGTTTGGTCTTGCTCCTCCTCTTTCTGCCATTTGAAAATGTTTTGTTTATTCAATTTTATTTATTCCAAACTGTTACTACAAAATCATCTTTATACTTTGAATTAAAATACACTTCACAATTATATTTGTCTATAACTATTTGTGAATCCTTTTCATGTATTGTTGATGCTTGTACTCTTTTTAATTTATAACCTTGTAAAGAGTGTCTTTCTCTTTCTCTCTCTATTAGTTCAATTAACGACATTAGCTTCTGGTATATCTTCTGTAAATAGTCTTACAAAGTCATCCTTTGATATTATTGTTACTTCATCCCTTTCGCTTTCTATGTTAAATACTTTGTAACCTTTGTATTTTTCCTTGTTGTAGAATGCTAAACCAAAACATAGTAAATAAAATTCTTTATTCTTTTGGTCTTGTGGAATCTTTTTAATTAGCTTCTTAAATACTCTCTCTACTTCTATTGACATATCACCTTGTATCTATATTGGTTAACGTTTCCACTGTACACCCATTCACCAGTTTGTTTACTACATAGGTCTGGCTGAGTTGTTGTGTTGTATTTAAATACCCAACTCATTTTTAATGTACCTTGTATAAAATCTTGTTGCTCATGTCTTTCGTAACAGTTGCAAGTTGATGGTGTGCTTTGTTTAATCTCATCTTTTTTGCAGCTTAATGCAATTAGTGAAATAAATATTAATAGTTTAGTTTTCATATTCGTTATATACTTTTTGTAAGTTGTTAATGTATTCTCTCCAACATGAACCGCATTGAGTTGGTTCTTCGTTTGTTCCAAATACTCTATTGTAAATTGTTAATAGTTCAATTTGTTCACTTGGTTTAATTGCTTCTCTATGTGTTACCTTAAAAAAGTTTGTTAAGTAGTTGTATTCGTCTTCTACTAAGCAACTTAATTTTTTGTAAGGAAATAATTTATTTAGTTTCTCTTTACGTTCATCACATCCGCAATCATCTCCAGCAATAAACTTTACTAATGCTTTTATTCCAGTTGCAGTTGTTATCTTATCAATAGTGTCTCCTAAACCTTTTGATGCTTCTATTTCTGCTTTTGTTCTTCTTACTCTCTTTGCCATTTGTTTTATATTAGTTCAAAATCCTTGTTTAAGTAATCTTCGTAGCTTTCGCCTACATTCTTTCTTAACTTCTGTTTACATCTCTTTAACGTTGTAAATATAGTCATGTAATGAATGTTTGACTTATCAGCAATCTTTCTTATGCTTAATTTCTTTTGTGTGTAAATATCAAAAGTTAGTTTGTCGAATGCATCCCATGTTAAACTCTCCTCTTCAATTAACCTTGTAATGTTTTCGTATGCTTCTTGTTCTTCATTTGTACTTTCTTCGTTTGTTAAGAATCTACATTCATCAATTGACATCTTTTTTTTGATTAGTTTCTTCTTGTATCTATCAAAATCTCCATGTAAAGTACGTAGTATCATATAAACATAACTTCTATTTACTTTACCGTTTACTATACATTTGTCTAAATGGTTATTTCTAAGAACTTTTAAGTACATTTCTTGTACAATGTCTTCTGAGAATGTATGCTCTCCAAAGTTTTCCACTATTGCAACCCATTGCTTGTGGCTACTTGCTAGTATGTTAATCTGATTTACCAAAATAATTGAATAAATTGTTCAAACAACATTGCTTTATTTGCCCCTTTAATATACATTCCATACATTAAACGTCTTACTTTCTTTGGTAGTTGCTTACTTAGTTTCATTTCTTTGTTTTAAAATCTTTGTAGAACTTTAAAATATGCAAATAGAGTTCTTTAGTATATTCTGACTCATCATACATTAGCATACATGATTTATGAAAGTCTTGAAACGTCCCATATTTCGTTATTACCCATTTACGCAATGGTAGTTGTAATATTTGTTTAAGAAGTTCTCTATTCTCCATACGCAAATATAATTATTTTTTTATATTATAAGCACAATTTTTTGAACAGTAAGCTATTTTTGTACTTGCTTCAAATTCTTTATTACATTTTTTACATTTGTTTTTCATATTCTTTTATCTTTTGTTTATACTTCTCTATTATTTGTTTAAGTTCGTCTACTGTAAATTTTCTTGTTAGTTGTGAATCAACTGTTAATTTTTCAAATGCTTCATAGCCTATTTTTTTAACTAGGTTTTCACGATACTTTAAAAGATTACCATGTAAGAATGTATTGCAGTATTCACATTGTAAATGTACGTTGTTTTCATCAAATCTAACATTAAAATGTCCACCAGCTGAATACATATGTCCTGCATTCTCTTTTAATGCTTTCTTATCACAACTTATACAATTTTTTCCTTTATCACGGTATCTAATATATTTATTAAATACTTGTTGAGCTAGTTTAAGATAGTCTTGAACGGTTAATAAATCTTCTTTAGCTTTCTTTTTCTTTTCGTTCCATGCCTTCAACTTTGTTTGTTCTGCAAAGTGTTTTATACATTCATCGTTTACCATGCAGTATTTTTGATTAAACCATTTAGGTTCGAACTTTTGTTTACAAATTTTACATCTCATCTATTTTAAAATTTTGGTTTACTATCTCTATTCCAAAGTCAACACATAGTACTTCCGTTTCACAAATTAACGCTTCCATTTCTTCATGTGTGTATAACTTACAACTTATTTCTGTATCTAAGTCTGCATTGCTTTTTAAAATAGAATCTAGTTCATCTATTCCGTTTTTATAACCAATACTTACCCACTCGCTAAATAGTTTATGAAGTAGTGTTTTATACTTTGTTATTTGTTTTGGTGTTGCCATCTTATTTGCTTATTGTGTTTCTAACTTCTTCACCTAGTTTTTGTCTTACTTTGTATTTTAAACCTCTTAAATGTTCGTTTTCCTCTTGTAAGCGTTGGCGACATCTTCTAATAGTTTCTGGACTTGTTAACTCTCCGTTTTCTAAAGCTATTAATATGCCTTTAGCATCATTTAATTCTAATTTTCCATAAGAACTTTCAAAATCTGTTTTCCATATAATAGAAATCAGTAATCTATCGCAATCTCTCGCATTTTTATTAGTTTCTAAGATATATCTTACACGTTGTTTGATTTCGTTGTTTATCATTTCTCTATTTGTTTTAATTCGTCAATAGTACTAATTATTTTGTAAGGTTGAGCAACTATAAAACCACAAAAACTTTTTTCTAATCTTATCCAACCTTTAATAAAGTAAATATTGTCTGCTATTACTTCTTTGTAAAATCCGTTTTCTATTAAATATTTTTCTGTTAACATATCTTTGTTTTTAAAATGGTGCATCAAATTCTGTATTCTGTTTTATTGAATCAAATACTTCTAATTCATCTATTTGTTTTGATTTATTTTTAATCAATGATTGATTAGAATTTAAACATCCATCAACATAAAATCTTCTATTGTCGTTATTCCAATTGAACTTTGTCATGCTTGTAATATTACCTTGAAAATCATATTTAGTTTTTAAGTTTATAACCATTGTGTAACCTGCTTCTATATCGTTTCCAAATTCTCTATAAACACATAATCCGTTATGAGTTTGATTCCTAAAATCTGATGAACCACTTACACTATATAAATCAGGAATATCATATTTTCCACTCTTTTCATTTTTCTTCATCTTTGTAGGATGTGCAACTAAAAATACATGAACATTGTATTGAATACAAAATGATGTTAATCTAGTTAATATTTGGTCAATTCCATCTTTTCCTTGAAATCCTTTAGGCATTAATACTTTATTCCAAGCATCTATAATAAACATATTAATACCAAAAGTAAACATCTGCTCTTTAAACTTTTCAAGTAACCAATCCCAATCAGGTGTAATGCTTTCTTCTGATGTTGTAAAATATAATTTTTCTTTGCTCCATTCAGTATATTCAAATAGTTCATTTTCTGACATCTTATTTTTTCCAAAGAATGGTTTGCCAATTGACAAAGAAGCATATTTTGAA